GAGCCATAAGGAACCACAAAGCCTAGTGGTTTTGTAATAGATATGAGAGACTCTAAACGTTGTGCAGAATCAAGATACAGTTCATTTGCAATCATATTTGAATAAAACGCATAATACAAAGTGTTATATGTTAAAGCATCAACAAGAACTTGAAGTGCGGAGGAGGAGAAGTCATAATCCTTCAGCGGATTGTTTGGATCCCCATCTTCCGCTCCTCGTTGCAGGAAGGTTATTATGCTTTGTTTAATATCATCGTACTCAAGATTACCAATTTGTATTTGATTTGATTTTAACGTGAGAACACTACTGGCATTTGCGGTTGTTTCACCAGTCGTCGAATTTGCTAAAGATGATACGGTTGAATATACTGACATTATCTTGCCCTTATAAGTTGTACGGTTACTGTTCTTGCTCGACCCTCACCTTCGGGTTCACCGACCATGGAGAATTTTACGTCTAAAAAAATATTGTTGTTGTCTGATTTAGATGTATCAATATCAACTCCAATGAAGTTAATTCTAGGTTCGTACTGTTCTATCGTGTATTGCATGACACCTTGTAAATCCACCAAAAGAAAAGGATCTCCGATATTTTCAAACAACATATCAACTATGTTTGTTCCAAAGTTGGGAATAAAGGGTTTTTCACCCTTTCTTGTTAGCAACAAATTTTGTAAAGCCTGTAAGACAGCATTTTCGTCTCTTTTCAGAGCGATTTCGTAACCCAACGTGTCATTTTTTCCGTCATTGTTAGTGTCAGCCGGTGCTTCACCAATTTTGGTGAAGGCCAGATCAAAATCCACGAATCTGTTTACTTTCTTCAGTGATTGTGCCAAAAAAGACTCCTTTTATTCTATGTATCATTGACTCGGAGGAAGGATCGGAACTGGATCCTTTGTATCACTTAAATTATTTGGAATACTGTCTCTTCGACAAGTTACTTGCATTAAATGATTTTGTTGATGAATCATATGTGTTATGCCAGTTACTATCCAACTACCTGCTTGTCGTTTAAGGGGATAGTCACTACCCTCCCCCGGATCAATGTTAATATAAATTAACTCTCCGGGCTTAAGTGAAAAGTCACCCATGAGAATCCCTTCTGCCTTTTGATAACCAAGTTGCACCATCTGTGCGTTTCTTCTAAGTGGTGTTTCTTTTGGTGTATCCCAGAAAGTAGCGTAAGTTCTACTATGTTCTAAGTAATTAAGGTACTCAGATCCTTGCTCTGGACAATTGCAACTGTTTGGTGCAGTCGGATTCGAGAACAAACAACCTAAATATTCCTCTCCAAGATTTTCTCGAATTAGGTTACATTCGTTTATTTCTACTTCGAGATTTTTTAATTCTTGACAAGTCGGCTCTGTGAAATCTGCGGTTAATCCATCTGGTCCTTGTGCAGTTGCACCTTTCAATTTATCTGGTCTTAAGTATTGTGCAGGACAATTGATATAAGGATCGTACTCCTCCAATTCCTCTGGATCAGTCGGTCGTCGTGGAGCAAGAACAGGTCCATCGGGATTCGCACACTCATAATTGTTACAAATGTTATCTTGTTTAGCGTACACCACAAAAGTGCCACTAAAGTTACGAACGAGTTCATGGTAGTAGTCCGTTCTTTCCAGTCCATCATCAAAAAGGAAAGTTGGTGACATCACACCATATTCACTTTCTCCACTGACATCATATCTCCATATCTCATCATCAGAGTCACCCCTGAGTTCAGTGTTCCAAAGTTTCCACTCATAAGTTTCCCATGTTGGACCGAGGTATTGATCGGGTGAAAGTGCAAGAGACGATGTAATGTAATCACCAATGCTATCTTCGCTTTGATCGGGAGTTAATTCAGGGAAATCAGCGCCGGGTGGCACTCGTATTCCACTGTAATAGTAATCCCACCAGTAAACATAATTTGGATCTCTTGAGGCAAAATATTCCTCAGTGTTGCCTGATCGAAGGAGACTCTTTTCAAAATCATCGTACATGACAGCGGCAATCGGTGGTGTATTAAATTTACTAATATTAAACCAGTCGTCCTCTGGTGCTTGCCAAGAGTTGGGTAATCTGCCAAAGGTTCTATGATTCATGCCAACGTTATTAGCGGTTGGGACTCGATACCATGTGGTTAAGTAATCATTATACGCATGATTTTTTAAATACTCTGATGGGAAAAATGAGGATCTGACTGTTCCAAACGGGGATCTTTCTCCTCGATAATTTCTTGTGTTGGTATCAGTTCGTGTTGCGGCAATATCAAAGCCATATGGATCAACTCCAATAACACTGATGTTAAAGGATGAAGAGTGTCGTCCAAATGGACCGGGTGTCACCTGAACAAGATATGGAAGATAATACTCAATACCCGCATCACGAATATAACCATAGGGAAACTCTTCTAATGTTTCTAATCCAATTGGCTCATTAAATTCAATACGAATGTAGTGTTGATTTTCTTGCATAAATCGAACTGGAGATTGATAATCAATAAAGACTTCATTTAAGTCAGTCTCTGCTGGAACATACCAGTTCATAGCGTTTGAATACAACTCTATTAAATTGTTTGGATCACCACAATCATACACTTCACAATAATCAAATATGCCCGGATCAAATTGATATAGAAATCCACCGTAGCGAGTTCGATTATAGTAACTTCCCAAGGCATTGTAGCCGACTAAATTATGTTGTATTTGTCCATCCGGATAGTGAACAATTCTTTCATAACCAGTTCCTTCACCGACAATTTCTTTGGTGCTTGGAGCAATCGTTGTCTGATTTACAACAAACGTTCCTAAAGACTGCCACCAATACCAACCATATCCCCACCAAGGTCCACCATAGTATCCACCATAGTATCTAAAACCATTGTAACCATAGTAAAAACCGTTGCCAGAATAATTATTTGAATAATAGAATAGAGACTGTTTATCCACAACATAACGAGTTGAAGTAACAGGCACATTTCCCACATCACCTATTTGAGTAGGACCGGGGTATGCTCTCTGAGTGGTTATATTTCTCTCGTGGTGTCCCTCAGTTAGAACAACACTATTATCAGAAATGAAACCATCGTTAACACCATCAATTGGAGTGTATTGTATTTCACCTGTTCCAAATTCACCGATGGTTGTATTTACGGACTGATCATAATATGGATGTAGTCCTAGTCCGAGATAAGTCATACCCTCATCATCTTCAACTCGGCCGCCAAATTCACCATAATCAACCAGATATTCGTAAGCGTCCTCTATGTCATCAACAAGTGATCTGTTAACAGCAAACACCTCATATCGAGATCCTCTAATTTTCTTTCTTTTTATACTCTTAACATTTTGGAAAGTGAGGGGCAAATTTCCCGGTATTTCAAGGTATTCTTCTTTTGCTTTCTTAAAAACTTTTCTCTTGATCCAAGAGTCATATGCTGACAAGAAAGTTTCTTTGTATTGAACCAACAAGTCTCTCAAGTTACCATAGTAATTTAAAATATACGATCCTCTTGATAAAATACAAGTCGGTCTTGTTGTATCTACTATGACAGAAATATTATAGGAACACTCTGGGCCGTAATCGCCGGGAGGTGCTGGTCCGTTACATTCATTTTTAAAATAATAGCAACCTTCACAGGGCCATTGTGTATAACCACCATAACCTAATGGTCCCCTGTAGTTTTGCACCCCACTAGAATATCCACCGTACCCATAACCATAGTAATAGTAATAATACGCACTACCAATAACTGGGGACCACCAAGTGCTGTAGCCGGGATAATATCCTAAAGGAGCAGAGTATGTTGTTCTATCCGGTTGAGTCTCTGGACCTGTCCAGTGATCAAAGAATGGTGGTGATGGGTTTGAGGAGCAAAAGTTAATTGCCTCGGATGTTTTGTTAATCGCTTGCTCTGTAGCGTAAATTTGAGCGTCAATTTGAAAAAGAACAGCCTCAATATTATCTGGTCTTCTCAACTTAAGAAATTCTTCAAGACTCGCTTGCAAGTCTGGGTCATTTTCAAAATCATAAGCGGGATAGAGACCGTTTTCGTTTGCACTTTCTTCATCGGGATCAAAGTTAACAACGTCAGAAAAAGATCCAGCAGAGACTATTTGATATCCAGTTTCCTCAAGACATGGACCTGTTGAGCCGTCGTTGTATCCAACAAGACAACAAACAGAGCAGCGGTATGCAGCCCATTTTTCCTTTAAGTCACGCTTTCTCGCAAGTTCATCTCGTTTTTCTTTTAGAGTTTTTCTAATCTTTATAATTTCTTTTAGTAACTCTCCAGACAATTCAGTTTGATCAAACATTGATTGCCACATTATATCTTCGTTGTATGCAGCAGTGTTGCCAATGTGATTTTTATCACTTCGATATACTTCACTCAGTGAATTTTGATTGTGCCGAAGTCTTGTGACGGGATCATTGTAATATGACTCATCAAAGTATCCGTGTAAATTATCATAACGTCTAACAGGGATGTCGGGTTGAAAATCAAATTCATCATCAACTAATGGATATGTTTCAATGTGTCTAATTTTTTCAAATTCATCTCGGTATGAATATTGAATTTTAGTTTCTTTGTGACTCCCATGAAAAGAAGTAAAATCTAAGTATGGATTTTCATAGTCTGGATCTGTGCGGACATATTCTGAAATGTAAGCACCTGAGTCCATGAATAGCAAAGGTGAAAATTCATCGGTGACTTGAAAGAAAGTAAATGTGTTTGGATCTACTCTGCCAGATAATCCTTCAACTTCATAAACTCTCCCAGCACGATCCTCTCCGATTGCTTGTCGATCCTCTTCAGACACGATTTGATCGTTCGGATCTAAAATACCTTCAATTGATCTAAAGTTCCAGCGATCCAAGTCCTGCCAAAACAAAAAGTTTGCTGCGTTTGGATTTGTATCAGACACAGCATTTTCTGCCAGATAATTCATTAACTTAATTGCAGGGACTTGTTGTATTGGTTTTCTAAAAGGATAGAAGTTTGTATTCTTTTTCAACCAGACTGAATTTCCGGTTGGTTCAATAAACATATTTTCTTTTGAATTTGTTTCATCTCTAGGGTTAAAAAATCTTTCAGCGAGGGTGTTAACCAAACCACGTTGCTCATCGTTGTCATCATCCTCTGTCGCTATCTTTGTAACGATATCATCTCCGTCCTCAAATATAACGGGTTCGGTGTAATTAAAATATAAAGTTTCATAACCTGCAAATTCTAAGGACCAAAAAGTCGGCTTTGTGGTATTTTGAATCCCCGAATCGGCTTGATTATTTGCGGGTGTGACTTTCGACACGAAAAATCTATGTCTTACCTCGGTGGTTTTTTCGGGGGAGTTATCTTTAAACTCAACATCCAATATTTCCCCGCCAGATAAAGGAAGATTTTGTCCTAAATTTCCAGAGTCTTTAAACAATAAAGTTCCGTGAACACCAGCAGAAAACATGTCCTGATTGATTGTCATTGATTGAAACACTGAGGTTGCGTTTTCATCATCTATTAGATTAATCACGTTACCATTTTTATTGATTATATCTACCGATCTTACCTCCAACCCAGCAAAGTTTTCGGTTTTAATTTCACTGCTTTCGCTTTCTGCCATTTTTAATATCCTCCACTGCCTCTATTAAATCCGTTAGGTAAAGGCTTAGATCGCTCGGATCTCAATAATCTTTCAAGTTCTGTTTCTGCAAACGACAAGAAACTCTTTCTAAGAAGTTTAATTTGTTTTCCGCCGACGAGAAAATTACTTTCAATCTGTGACTCATATGTTTCAATGGTCACACCACCCGCTTTTAAATTTGCATCATTACCTTGGTGGTATTGTTTAATAACTGTCGCTTTACCACTTTTCTTTCCATTTACAGAATATTGCAAAGTGGTTTTGGCTAAACTTGTTCCTTTAAATGACGCAGAGGGATTTACAACCACATCATTGTTTTTGAAAAACAAAACTGATTTTTTGAGTTCGTCGATTCGTTTTGGAACAAGGTACTCCTCAGTTTCAAATCCAGCCGTCAAGGTTTGATATTTGCTTTCACCTAAGTCTCTAAAGACATAGAAAGAATCGGTGATGCTTGTCCCTGTTGTGAGTGCGGAGAAGTTGTGTGTTCTACACTCAATTTTATTCATCGTCGGGAGGTACTTGTCCACCACACCAAACTCTTGACCGACACCACCACCAGAAGCACCAGAAAATCCAGAGTCAAGTTTTACAATGTAATCTCCCGGCTTTATGTCCATTTCCTCATCAAAGTAAAACGCAAAGCCAGAATAAAGAGATTCAATTCTGCTTTGTGCTTCCTCGGATGAAAATCCCCACTCCGTGTTGATGTCAATGATATCATTGGAAAGTAAAACTAACCAATAGTAATCCACACTCCCATAATATTTTTCTGCTATTGACTCTGGACGATCACCATCTTGTAATGTGTAATATTCAAAAGCCTCTGGTGTATCTAACGTTTGTTTTGACAATTTAACACTTCTAAAAATATCTGCCATTCGAATGGTTCGATTATTAGAAAATTGATATCTAAATTTAGGAAAATTTTTGAAATACATTTAAATCATTAATCTCCAAAGAGGGGGAGGTCTGATCCCTGACCAAACTGTGCGGATAGTTGTGCCCCGGATCTACTTGCTATTAGTCCGGATTTCAGTCTGACAAGAGGCTCTACTTCAACAAAAGTTAACGTCATTGTTGTCACAATAGGAAGAAATCCACCCCGAACTCCAATGGGATGAACACCTCCCGCCCCTGTTCTGTCGATATCGACACTTGTTAAAACAGAGGCTTGTGCGTCGTCGTTCCAAACTTGATTTTCTCTAAGAGTCATTTGCTTAAAACTTTTTTTTCCACCCTCTTCCACATATTTGTACCCGTCCCAAGACCATAACGGTGGTTGTATGACTCTAGTTGGATACTCTGTCTGTTGTGGCAAAGAAAATATTTTAAACTGTTGACAAATATCAGCGATAAGAGATGCCTCATCTGCGTCCTTTGCAATCATTGTGTATTTAAAGGTAAATGTTCGACCAAGAGCAGATTCAAAAGTTGCATCTAAAAGGTCTTGAGTCACTAAACCTCTTTCCGCAGCGAATGGAGTAATCTCCCCTGCGGATCCAAGCAACAGAGTCCCGAGCAAAGTCAGAAACCGTTCATCAATACCAACTTCCGCACCCTCACCCTTTTGAGCGGCAGCGAATTCACCAAGTGGAGTCTGAGTGGTGTCTTCGGCAGTGTAAGAAATGTTTGTTTTGGATGCTAAATTTACCGGCATTGGTAAATAAATTTTTGTGTGTGGTTGATCTCTTCCGGGAATTTGATTGAACGTTCTTCCATCCTGATAAGTAAAAGTTTTTGCTCTTAATTTTCTTCTGTTCGTATATGGTCTCGCATTAAAACCAAACCACAATTTCACATCATCGAACGCTCTGGATTGTTCGTTTGGAAATGCTATTGGCTTTTTAAAGTTAGGGCCATATTCGGGCATAAGTTACTCCTAAATATTTCTATGGCATATAAAACAAGATATAAACCAGTAAATGAGTCTAAGTATGTAGGTGATCCAACAAACGTTATTTGTAGATCGTTGTGGGAAAGAAAAGTCTGCAAATATATGGATACAAACGAAAATATATTAAGGTGGGGAAGTGAGGAACTCGCAATCCCATACGTTTCTCCTCTTGACAATAAAGTTCATCGGTATTTTCCGGATTTCATAGCCGAAATTAAAACAGAGACGGGTGAAGTTAAGACAAAGGTAATTGAGGTTAAGCCTTACAAGCAAACTCAAGAACCAGAGCGAGGAAAAAAACGAAAAGCCACATTTATCAATGAGTGTGCTACATATAGTGTAAATCAAGCAAAATGGAAAGCAGCAAAAACATTTTGCGAGAAGCGGGGATGGAAATTTACGGTACTAACTGAGAAAGAGTTGTTCTAATGCCACAAAGAAAACCAATTATCCCATCAACATCAGATGATCTGAGAGCGATTCTTGCATCAAAACAGGGATTGCAACGAACAACACGTTATGAGGTGTTCATCAGAAGTCCAAATGGTGTTTTACAGTGGCCTGCGTTGTCCGTCAGTTTGCCGGGAAGAAGCCTTGACGCTGTTCCCGATGATTTGCTGTCTCAAGGAGACAACAGAAGAACTATTCCAATCAAAAGAGGATACGGCGGTGAACCAAGTGTTCTTTTAGGATTTTACATTGATTCAAATTGGGACATCAGAACGTTTTTTGAGGATTGGGCAGATAGATTCAACCCTCTGGGATACAATGATATTGACGATGTTCAAGCAAACACGTTGATCACAGGTAGTTATGAAAATTTGGTTGAAAACTCAGCAGTGGTCATCCGATTTTTTAACCTACAAGATGAAATTCAGTGGGAAATGTCCTTAATTGAACCATATATTTCCACGATTATACAAGAAACGTACAATGAAGAGCGATTGAATGAATTAGCGACTCTTACCGTTGCTATTGCATTTAAAGAATACACCACAATTCAATATTAATATGGAGAAATTATGAATTTACTAGAAAAAATACAACAATCTGTGCCAAAACACAAAACTAAAATACCATCATCTGGAAAAATCACTTTTTTTCGACCGTTTTTGATGCGAGAACAAAAAGTTTTACTTATAGCACAACAAGCAAATAAACACGCTGAATCACTCAAGGCAGTTGCCACTGTTGTTGAGGCTTGTGTCGAGGATGTCGATAATGGATTAAACTTGTCCATGTGTGATCTGGAGTATCTTTTTGCTCAAATCAGAGCAAAATCTGTATCAGAAAAAGCGGAGCC